GCCTCGATCATTGGGCCGACCTTGCTCACGTCGAACCGCCCGCCGCTACCCAGAACTACGCCGAACCCGCGCCCGTTCACCTTCCCGCCAAATGCAAGACGCTGCAGATACAGGAACCGCGCCGAACGCTGCAGGTCGGTCAGTGAGCTAGGTTCCATCGCGAGGAGCTTCTCGAACCCGGCGCGGCTCGTGATCTGGAAGCGAAGCATGTCGAGGAACGGCACATAATGGTGCTGCACCACCCGGAAGAACGTCGCCACGTCCTCTGACCAGTCGTTGATCACCTCGCCTTTCGGCTTGCGATCGCGGCGCAGAAAAACCCCGCCCATACCGACGAAAACCTCGGCGTAGGTATCGTGCGGCACGGCGTTTATCCGCTGCACCAGGCGCTTGGCCAGATTGCGCTTCCCGCCGATGTAAGGGGCGAGCGGCTTGACCGGATAAACCGGCAACAGGTCATCAAACTCTTTCAACATGGGACTGGACTCCGCTTCTATGTTCTCTATCCGTTCCGTTCTCGGCCGAGAGGCGGGACGGATCGATTCGGCCGCGAGACGCGTCCGGACCGTTCGGTTCGTGGCGGAGTCCAGTCCGCCGGTTAGGGTCGCGCCAACGACCCTGCCCCCGCCTGCCGACGAGGGAGTTCTGAGTTATGTTCGCCCGGTCGCTGCAGGCCCTGCCTGCCGCACCGGCAGCGCAATCGCAGGCCGCTCGAACGCCACTGCCGGTACGCCCAGCCAGTCATTCATTGCCAACATGCGGCGCTGGATCGGCATGATCTCCATCTCGTAGAACACCGCCGCGGCGTCATTGACGTTGCCGAAGCCGCCGGTGTTCTTCGGCACGATGCCGAGCAGCTGGGGCGGCGTGCGGTGCGCTGCCAGCAGGTCCTCGGCGGTCACGCTCTTGATGTTGAGGAACTCGTCCTTCGATCCCACCTCTGCAATCGGCAGGAGCTTAATCCCGTCGGGCTTGCCCTTGGGCGAATGGATGAACAGGTTCTTGAAGTTGCCCATGCCCTTCGCCCCGCGCAGCGCCTTGCGGATTGCCTCGATGCTGGCGTCGCCCATACCTTCGTCCGCCAGGTAGAGGATGAAGCCCGCATGGCTGCCGTTGAGGTAGTACCGCCGCCGGAAGATCGTCGCCGCCTCGTTGAGCAGGCCGGACTGCAGCGCCGAGAGATATTCCGGCATGCCGTAGATCTCCTGCATCGGATCGGGCTCCTTCATGTGGAAGACCGACCCGGCGCGATATTCGATCGCATCGGAGATCCACCCGGTGCGCGGTGCCCAGAAGAACTGGTCGGGCTGCAGCCCGACGCGCGTCCATGCCGCCGGAGAGCAACGCAGCGCCAGAGGCCTGCCCGCCATGTTGTCCACCCGCTCCATGTAGCCGTTGCCCATCACAAGGAAGTCGAGAGCCCACTTCTCGAACTCGGCCATGGAAAGCCAGCGCGAAGGCACGAAGCTCGCGGTCAGCAGGTTGCGCTTGAGCAGGATCGCGCTCTGGTGGTGCGGTGCCATGCGATAGGCGCGGCCCAGCCCGATCAGGCTGATCGGCGGCTCGTACCAGCGATTGTTGTGCGCCACCTCGAACATGTCGTACATCTCGCGCCGGTCGATCACGCTTTCGGGATCGCCGAAGGTGAAGGCCAGCTCGCTCCCGGTCCTTTCTGGGGCCTTGTCCGCCACCGCAGGCAGGCTCGCGTTCTCAGTCATTATCGTAAACCTCCACTGTGGTGGTGCCGCTCGCGGGCTCGGTGATGTCGAGGGGTTCGAATGCCAGGGCGTGCATCACCGCCCAGGCAAGGTCGGCGTGGCCCGTGCCGCCGGCGCGGCTCGCCACATAGGTAACCTGCGTGCCGCCCTTGGTGATCTCGGGCCGGATCGCCATGAAGGCCTGCATCATGTCCAGCCATCCGGCATCGAATTCGAGGCGGCCCGAGGTGATGACGTTCTTGGCCTTGAGCACCATCTGCGTCTTGGTCGCCACCGAATAGGTGATCGCCTGCGCCATGGGGAACCACTTGGCGACCAGCTGGTGCACAGCCTTGCCCGCGCCGGTCACGTCGATGCCGATCTTGGTGACGTTGTACTTGTCGTACATCTCGCGCACCGCCTCGGCCTGCGCGGCGAAGTCGAGGCCCTTCAGGCGCTTCTTTTCGAGCACCCGGAACTTGGTCCCGATCGTCTTGGGCGCGGCCACCGCGACCAGCGCGGCGTCATCGCCGGTGCCGTTCTCGCTCGCGTTGGGATCGTAGCCGAGCCAGACCTCGCCCGCGTAGGGGCGCAGGGCATAGGGTTCGAAGTCCTTGGCCCAGGCATCCCAGCTGTCGACCATGCAGCGGCGCATGATCGCGAAGGGAAACATGCTCTGACTGTCATCAAGGAAGATGCAGCGGAAGAGGTTGTCAAATTCCTCGAGCGAATACTGCTGCTGCAGCTGCTCGGGGTCGACCAGGTCGAAGCCACCGTCGATCGCGTCGTAGATGGTGACGATCTGGCGCCAGATCCCGTCGGCACCGAGCTGCCCGTCCTTGAGCGCCTCGTGGGTGATGTCGATCTGCACCTTGTCGGCCTTGGGCCGCTTGCGGTTGTAGCGATCGCCGCACCACATCGGATAGGCTTCGTGGGCCAGCGTCGAGGGCGTCGAGAACAGCGTGATCGTGTATTGCTTCTGGGTCGCCATCGCCGAGGCGACCTTGAACAGCTCCTCGAAGCCGTAGATCCAGAAGCACTCGTCGATGATGACATCGCCGTGATAACCCTGCGCGGTGCGGTAATTGGTGCCGAGGAAGTGCAGCTCGAACGGTTCGAGCGCTTCGGCCTCGTCGTCCTCGGGATCTGACCCACGCTGCACCACGATCGGGTCACCCTTCAGGGTCACTCCGCAAACCTTCCGCACCCACTGGACGATGTAGTTGCGGAAGATGTTCGCTTGGGCGCGGCTTGCCGAGATGAAGATCTGGTTCTTTCCGCTCTCCATTCCCACCAGGAACCGCTCGCGGGCGAAGTACCAAGTCGCGCCGATCTGCCGCGATTTGAGGATCATTCGGGTGCGTAAGGTAGTGCTGGTCAGCAGCCAGCCTTTCTGCCGCCCGTGCAGCTGGCCCTCCATGTCGGCGCGCAGCTTCGCCGCCATGTCGGGCGTCATCAGGTTCTTCACCTCCTGCTTCTTCGCGTTGGCCACCTTCGCGCCGTTGCTGCGCTTCGGGTTGAGGTCGGCCTCATTGCCGCCCTCGCGATAGCGCTCGATGCGGGCGAGCCGTTCGAGCTGGCGCCCGAGCAGGTCGATCTCCTTGTAATCGCCGCCGGTTTTCTTTTCCTTGTCGATGAGGGCGAGGTAGCGCTCGAGCGTGCCTTCCTGCGCCCGCACAATCGGCGGGGCTTCGTCCCACTTGTGCCGCGTCTTCCAGCTGGCGACCGTCGAGTAGGGAACCTGCAGCTCTTCGCTGATTTGCTGCATGGTCCAGTGGCGCCAATAGAGCGCGCGCGCCTTCCGCCGGGTCAGCTCACCCGGAAACTTGATGACGTTGGAGTCCCCGCCCCCGCCGGTCGGTTCCTCGTCGCTCTGATCGTGATCAGGTGGCTCCATGGCGGGCAAGCTATGGCGCTTGTTCCCGCCCTTTCGCCCCCGCTGCGTTGTGACTGCGCGGCTTACAACGCGCCCGCGTTGCGAAGATGCCCCGGCAACTGTCCTTTGGCGACTGTCAGATCAGCCGCTCCCACCCGCCAGGGGATCGGCACCAACCGAGAACCGGAGCCGAACCCATGGCGAAGACGCGTTTTTTCCGAGTGGCTGTCGAAGGTGCCACCACCGATGGCCGCACGATCGAGCGGCAGTGGCTGGCCGACGCCGCCGCGACCTACAACCGCGAGACCTACGCGGCGCGGGTCAACATGGAACACATTCGCGGCATCACCGCCGACAAGCCGTTCAAGTCCTACGGCGACGTGCTTTCGCTGAAAGTCGAAGAGGTCGAGATCGAGCTTGGCGGCAAGAAGGAAAAGAAGCTCGCCCTCTTCGCCGAGCTCGACGTGACCGACGAGCTGCTCGCGATCAACAAGGATCGCCAGAAGCTCTACACCTCGATCGAGATC